AATCGAATGACAGATGGCTATCCGTCAATGAAAATTAGTCCTAGCTGCACAGTTCTGGTTGCTGGCTTTGAAGGTGGCTATCAATACAAGCGTACTTATAATATGGGCAGTGAGAGATATGATGAACGGCCTAGCAAGAATCGGTTCTCACATATACATGACGCCTTACAATATGCGTTATTAGGTGGTGGTGAAGGACGGAGAGTGGTGTACGGTTTAGGGAAGTCCGCTTCCCATACAACCGTTGAAAGGGTTGGCTCACCTTTGTCCAGACAGAGAAAAGCTAGATTAGCTAGAGGAAGAAGAGTTGCTGGTTTATGATTGTTTGTTTTTGCGAAAGCCAAAACTACGGCACATGGAGATTGTTTACATTTTGGCGTAAGGGCTTTAACCACTGTTATATAGTAGATTATGACCCCAAAGCAAAAGTTTGGTTAAAAGCTGAGTGTGCTAGTAAAAGTATGGTTTTTAATGTTTATAAAGAGGATGATTCAGACCTTCTTGTAGGTTCTTTAATTGAATACGCTACTTGTGTTGATGCAACAGGCACTAAAACTGCAATATATTTTCCACGTTGGCTTTACTGTGTTTCTTTTGTAAAACACTTTCTTGGAATAAATAAATGGTGGATTATTACACCTTATCAGCTCTATTGTGAATTGCGTAGACAAGGACATCAGCACATCTTCGAGAAAGAACAAGGAGACTCAGATGGGTTCAGTATTCTCAAAACCTAAAATGCCTCAGAAATCTGAAGAGCAAATTGCTGCTGAAAAGGCTGCTAAAGAGCAAGCAGAGAAAGACAAGATTGCAGCAGAACGTAGAACTGAAGATCAAGAAAGAAAGAAACGCAGTAATCTCCTTGGAGCTAGGTCTTTACAAGATGAAAACCTAGAGGGCTTTACAGGATTCAGAAGAAACATGGGAACTACTCCCTCTAAAGGTAAATCAATAAGGTATTAATATGTACACTGATTCAAGCTTTGCCCCAGCAGTATCTGGTTCTAATGATGAGCAAGAATTAAAAAGGGTTATGGATCGATACAAGAAGGCAAAGTCTCGCTGGATGTCTTGGTCAGATTTATGGGAAGAGATATATGATTACGTTCTTCCTCATCGTGAGTCTTTCTATCAGGAATCTCAAGCGTCTCGTAGAACAGAAAATATCTATGACGAAACTGCTGTGGTGGGCCTGCCTAAGTTTGCTAGTCGCTTACAACTTGGTTTCTTTCCTCCAAATGGTCGTGCTTTCAGATTACAGCCCGGCCCCGAGTTTCCTAAAGAATTGATGGGTTCGGGTCTGCAAGAAGAGTTAGATAAGATTACAGACTTACTCCACGAGGGTTTACGTAACTCAAACTTTAACGCTGAGATGCACGAGGGTTTACAAGACCTTGGTATAGGCACAATGAACTTATTGTGTGAAGAAGGTCGCTTTCAAGGTGATTTACACTTCTCATCTGTGCCTCCTACTAATTTGGCTTTGCTTCCGGGCCGCATGGATGGTGTGTCAGACTGGTTTCGTTGGAATGACTATATGGATATTACGGAAGTTAAGCACCGTTATCCAAAAGCTAAATACACTGAGAAAATGTCCAGTGAGCAAAAAAGAAATCCTAAACGTAAAACTAAAATTGTTGAAGCTACCGTTTATGATGAACAAGACAGATTTAAGGATGAGTATACCTATTACCTTATCTCAGAAACAGACAACTGTATTCTTATTAAGGAAAAGCTAAAGGGCCGTGGTTCTCAACCTTGGATTACAACTCGCTGGTCTAAATCTGGCTTTGAAGTATGGGGTCGTGGTCCTGTATTACAAGCAATGCCAGCGATTAAAACATTAAACTTAACAGTACAGTTGATTCTTGAAAATGCTGAAATGGCTATTGCTGGTTCTTATGTCTACGATGATGATGGCGTGTTTAATCCTGATAACATTACGATACAGCCCGGCACTTTTATACCTAGAAGCCCTGGCTCTTCCATAGAGAGTTTGCAAAGTGCTGGTCGTTTTGACGTAGCACAACTTGTCATTGATGATATGAGACGTAATGTAAGAAAAGCATTATTCATTGATGAACTTGATACTCGCCCGAATGCTCGAACCCCACTATCGGCCACCGAAGTTTCTGAAAGGCTTGCTGATGTTGCTCGTGATATGGGTGCTGTTGCTGGTCGAATGCAAAAAGAGTTCCTTCAGCCTCTGGTAGAACGTCTGATTTATATCTACACAAAGCAGGGACTGTTGGACATCCCGAAGGTGGATGGTCGTGAATTGCGTATTGTGCCAGTCTCTCCCCTGCTCAGAGCGCAAGACCAACAGGACGTTTCTGACTTTGTAAGATTCCAACAAACTGTTGCATCCACTTTCGGGCCTGAGATTACTCCTGTTTTGTATAATCAGGAAATGGTTATACGTTTCTTGGCGCAAAAGTTTGGTATTAAAGAAGAGCTTCTAGCGGAGCAAAGCCAAGTAAAAGACAATGTACAAATGTTGCAGCAATTAATGCAGCAAGGACAAATGCCGCAATGAAGGAGAAAATAAATGTCTCAATCGATGGTCGTGGGTATCGCAAAGAAGTTGACGAAGACCTTAATAGTAAAGCCTATGGTCTGTTCGGCAGCGGTATCGGAAAAGATTTTTTACAATACTTGGAGTCGATCACAACGAATAACATATATCCTGCGGGAACTGGAATCGAAACTCTAGCCCACGCTGAAGGTGCTAGATGGGTAGTTGCAGTTATGAAGGCCAGATGTGAAAAGGGTAGAAAACAACATGACTAAAGAACTTACAAAAAGACAGAAAGATACAATGAAGCGTCACTCTGAGCATCATACTAAAAAGCATATGCAATTTATGACAAAGAAAATGATGGATGGCAGTACATTCACACAAGCACATAAGTTGGCTATGAAGAAGGTAGGTAAGTAATGGCTGGTAAACCAACTAACCCAAAGTTATATGCAAAAGCAAAAGCTATGGTAAAAGCAAGAGTAAAGAAATGGCCTAGCGCATACGCATCAGGCCAGCTTGTTCAGCAGTACAAGAAAATGGGCGGCAGATACGCATGAGTCTAACCAAGTGGTTTAATGAAGATTGGCGTGATATATCTACCAAGAACAAAGATGGAAGTCATCCAAAGTGCGGTAGAAAAATGGGTGATGGTAGGAAATACCCAAAATGTGTACCAGCATCCAAAGCTTCATCTATGAGTAAATCACAGAAAACAGCAGCGGTTAGACGTAAACGTGCTACCAATCCTAGCGGTGGTGGCAAAAAACCTACTTATGCGAGGACGTAGATGGCTAAATCACCAGCATGGCAACGCAAAGAAGGCAAAGACCCAAAAGGAGGTCTTAATGCAAAAGGCCGAGCAAGTCTTCGTAGGCAGGGGAAGAACATCAAAAGACCTGTATCTGCTAAAGAAGCAAAGCGTTCGCCAAAAGCCGCAGCTAGACGAAAGAGTTTTTGTAAGCGTATGATGGGTATGAAAAAGAAGCTTACATCCAAAAAGACGGCTAATGACCCTAACAGCCGTATCAACAAAGCACTAAGAAAGTGGGATTGTTAATGTCAGAAGAACTACAAGAAAACGCAGAAGTACAAACTGAAGAGGTTCAGGCTGGAGAGTCGGAGCAACCTCAAGAAGTTACTCAAGAAAGACCTGATTGGCTTCCAGAGAAGTTTGAGCGTCCAGAAGAATTAGCGAATAGCTATCAGGAATTAGAGCGTAAGTTTTACACACGTAAAGAAGAATTACGAAATCAAATTGTAGGTGAGCTAAATGAGGAAGCTGTTAGCAGTGCGCCTATTAGCCCTGCTGACTATGAGTTGAACTTCAATGCCCCAGAAGGCATAGAGTATTCTGTGGCAGATGATGATCCTATGGTAGATTGGTTTCGCTCTACAGCACACTCATATGGTTTGTCTCAAGATGAATTTGATGGGCTTATGAATGAATACATGCAGATAGACGCTACCCGTGGCCCTGATTGGAACGTAGAGTCAGAAGCTCTTGGTGAGTATGCTGACAAGCGTTTAGAAAGGGCAGACTCATGGGCGCATCAAAATCTTAGTGAAGATGCTTATCAGGTATTTGCTAATATCCCAGCTTCTGCTGGTATGGTTCAACTATTTGAAGAACTGATGGAACTGAATGGTCAGCCTCAGTTTAATATGACTTCCGACACAGAATTTCAGGAAGCTCTTAGCCTTGATGATTTAAGGGCAATGCAGAACGACCCGAAATACTGGAAGGATAAAGACCCTGCGTTTATCGGAAGAGTGCGTCAGGGTTTTGCTCAGTACAGCAGACGCAATGGATAATGTGAATTTTCTAAAGCGGTAAGTTGTGAAAATGTAATGTTACTAGAAGGCCCAAAGGCAATGGATAATCTTCGGACCCTGCGTTGATGGATAACCAGATAGAACAGTCTAAACTTAACTTAACAGGAGGGTGAAATGGCTTCACCAACTATCTCTACCTCCTTTATCGAGGAGTTTGAATCTGGTGTCCACATGGCGTATCAGCGCATGGGGTCAAAGCTTCGTAATACTGTTCGCACAGTGAACGGTGTTAAGAACAAAACCACGTTTCAAAAAATCGGTAAAGGTTTTGCAACGTCCAAGGCGAGACACGGTAATGTCGCTCCTATGAACATTGCACACACAAATGTTTCCGTAACCGTTGAGGATTTTTTCGCAGGTGAATGGATAGATGATTTAGATCAGCTACGCATTAACCATGACGAAATGCTTGTTGCTCAACAGTCAGGTGCTTATGCACTTGGTCGTAAGACAGATGACCTGATTCTTGCGGCTATGGATGCAACATCATCAACACATAATGAAACATCTAATGGCATTACATTGGCTTGGGCTTTCGGTCTTATGGAGCTTTTTGGCAATAATAGTGTTCCTGATGATGGTCAGCGTTATGTTGTTGTCGGCTGGGAACAGTGGTCACAGCTATTAGACATTGATGAGTTCTCAAGAACAAACTATGTCGGAGAAGCTGAACTGCCATTCAAGAATGCTATGACAGCTAAGAACTGGCTTGGCTTCATGTGGATGCCGTTCTCAGGATTAACTGGCACAAATGGATCAGGTGCTGCTGGCACAACACACAAGAAGTGTTTTGCTTATCATTCTGGTTCCGTTGGTCATGCTATTGGCGCAGACGTAAGTTCTAATATGCAATATCACAACGATAAGGACTCATACTTTGTATTGAACAAAATGCAAATGAATGCGACCTTAATCGATGCTGAAGGTTGTTTTGAACTTGAGCTGAAAAATTAGGAGAGAATCATGGCATTCGCAAAAGCAAATCTTTCTCTTGTCAATTACAGCGGTAACGGCTTTCATATCTGGCACTATGTCTCATCAGCAGACAATAGTGACGCTATTGATGGTGCTGGTTACTTCAATGATGCTGCATCAGAGATGAACGTAGGAGATGTTATCTTCGTAAATTCGTCAAATGGTTTTGGCATAGCAATGGTAATTGAAAATGCCAGTGGAACTGTTGATACAGGTAATATTACCAGCTTGGCAACAGACAACCGATAATGGCTAAGAAACCCACAAAGAAGGAGGCAGTGAAAGCTGCCCCTTCACCCAAGCTAAAAACGAAAATGGTCAAAGGCCATAAAGTAACTTTTGGTAAGGGTGTTACTCTTGGAAAGGGAGTTACATAATGCCTATGGGGCCAGGAACTTACGGTTCAAAAAAAGGAAGACCCCCTGAGTCAAAGACAATGGGCAAAGAAGGTGGTAATGGTTTAACTAAAAAACAAAAGACTCTTCCACCAGCACTTCAAAAGAAAATCCTAGCTGCTAAGAAAGGAAAGAAAAATGAAGACAAAGAAAAAAGGGCGTAAGGGCGGTAGAGGTTACTAATGCCAACAACTCCATCTACAGATATTGAAGTTGCACAAAAGGCTATGGTCATGATCGGGCTAGAGCCTTTGACTTCATTTACAGATAATACTGATGAAGCACTTGTTGCTAATACAATATTTGAAGATGTTGTTAGTGATTGTCTTGGTCAGCACACATGGAACTTTGCAACAGGTCAAAAAACATTATCTAGGCTTTCAGATGTTCCTGTAGACAGATGGGATGCTGCTTATGCATTGCCCACTAGCCCTTCTGTTATACAGGTACAAACTGTTACAATAGAAGATGTCCCTCAACAGTATGACATTTATGAGAGAAATGTTTTTATAAATGCAGAAGTTGATGACACTGTTGTTTTAAACTATGTGTTTAGGCCTGAGACTCAGCATTGGCCTCCTACATTTACTATGTGGGTTATATTTAGATTGGCTTCTGTTTTTGCTTTGTCTGTTACTCGCAAGGCAGATATTGCTCAGTCTTATACACAGCTTGCAGAAGGTCAGTTCAGAAGAGCCAAGGCTAGGGATTCACAACAGGTAACTAACCAGAATCTAAGATTAAGCAGATACCATCGTGCCAGACTTGGTAACGGTATTTATCAAAACATAGAAGGCACATAAAAATGGACTCAGATTTAAAACTCATTGATGATTTTAGAAAAAAATCTAAGCAAATACGCAATAAAGAGCTTAGACAAAATTTACTTCAAGCTGATAGGGCTTTAAGGTTTGCTGAGGGAAATAGTTCCAAAAGAATACAACCTTCTAAACCTTCTTTTAAAACAATGGGACGACAACTTGTTAAGGGATTTGTTCAAGGTTCAAAAGCAATTAGCCCACTTCCTCAAATAGCTATTTTTGCAGACATGATGAATGCAAAGCCTGCTGGTGCTGGTTCTGATAAGCCTACAAAACAAGATTTAGCTAAGCAAAAAAAATATTTACAGTCTTTGAAGAAGTCAAAATGAATGGCACTACTTCGGCAGTTCTACACCAACTTTACGTCAGGAGAGCTAACGCCCTTACTGTCTTCAAGGGTTGACTCTAACGCTTATAAAAACGGAACTAAGAAGCTTCGTAACTTTCGTATGCTGTCTCAGGGCGGTATAAGGCGTAGAGGTGGTTTCCGTTTTCTTCAAACATTGACTAACACAACTTATCAATCTGAAGCTTATATCTTTGATGAAGATGAAGCTTACATACTGCTTTTTTCAAATACGAAGCTGGAAGTTATAGATGTTACTGCACCAACAGTAATTACTCAGACAATAACAGGATGCCCTTGGACAACCGCTATGATTGGTGAGTTAAGAGTATCCCAGTCTGGGGATACAATGGTTGTTGTTCATAAAGATATGGCTATGCAAAAGCTTACTCGTACAGCAGTAGATACATTTGATAGAACTGATTATGCTTTTGATGTTTCTGATAATAAAACATTTCAGCCATTTTTTAGGTTTTCTGCTCCATCGATTACTATAACCCCTGCTGCAACAACTACTGCTTCACAAAACTTTCAAGCAAGTGCAGATTTATTTAGCAGCAATATGGTTGGTGAAAAGATAGAGTTTACAGATTCTGCTGGGACTATTGTTCAGATATCAATTACTGCCTTTACAGACGCTCAAAATGTTACTGGAACATTAAGTGCTGCAATAGCCAATACGAATGCAAGAGATACATTTAAAGAACAGGTTTTTTCTACAAGAAAAGGGTTTGCTCGTTCTGTCACTTTTCATGATCAAAGATTAATATTCGGTGGGTCAAGAGATTTACCTAATCATCTGTTTATGTCTAAAGCAGGAGAATTTTTTAATTTTGATGTTGGCACTGGGTTAGATGACGAATCAATACAAGTGCAAATAGCTGAAAATCAAATATCAGAAATCAAGTCTTTGGCTTCATTTAGACATCTAGTTATATTTACATCGGAGCAAGAATTATTTGTACCTACCTCAGAAAACAGACCGCTTACTCCTTCTACTATATCAGTTAAAAAACAAACTTCTTATGGTAGCGGAGAAGTTGTTGCTGCTGACTTTGACGGTGCTTTGGTTTTTCTTACTAAGTCTAAAGGAGCAGTTAGAGAGTTTGTTTATTCTGATGTAAGCCAAGCATACAATGCTGACGCATTGACTTTATTATCATCTCACATCATAGGCATTCCATCTCAAATGGTTTCTCAGCGTGAAGCACAGGACCAAGTAGAAGCTTATCTTTATCTTTTAAATAGTGATGGCAAAATGCCTGTGTTTATGTCGATTCGCAAAGAACAGCTACAGGGCTGGTGTGAGTGGTCAACACAAGGCAACTTTAAAAACTTGGTAAATGTAAATCGACAAGTTTATTCTATTGTTGAGAGAACTATAAATAGCTCTACAGTTACGACCCTAGAACTTTTAGATAATACGTATCACACTGATTCCGCATCCAAACAAACTGGCTCTGCGACAAAGAACTGGACAGTTGCTCATTTGCCCAACACTGAAGTTGTTGTTAAGTCTGGTAACTATTCTATGGGTACTTATACAACAAATGGAAGCGGTCAACTTACACTCACAGATGCTGTTACGAGCGTTGAGATAGGCCTTAACTATACTCCAGAACTTACAACACTGCCTCCTGAGTTTCAGTTGAATGACGGTATATCTGTAGGTCAAAAGCGCAGAGTTGTTCGTGCTGTTCTTGACCTAAATGAAACTCTTGATGTTAAGACAAAGGGTACAAGCATTCTTATAAGGCGAGTTACAGATGATTTCTCTCTTGAGCCAACCCCAATTACTGAACGTAAGGAAGTGTATTTACTGGGTTGGGGTAAAGAAGGTACAGTAACAATAACACAAGACCAGCCATTGCCATTAACAATCAATGGCTTATTGCTAGAGGTAGAAGTCTAATGGGCGTAGCAATGCAAGTAGCAGCTGTAGGGCTTACGATAGCTGGTGCGCAACAGGCTAAAGCTGCTTATAAAATGGAAGAAGAAGCTTACAAAGAAAAAGCTGATCTTGCAAAATTACAAGCAGACCAAGATGAGGTATCTAGGAATAACCAATTAAGATACCAACTTGCAGCACTTGGCACTTCTTCTGCTAGTCGAGGAATTGCAAGTGGATCTACAAGTGCGAGTACATCTGCTTTAGCAGAGAGAGAAAAAGACATAGCAAAAAGAGATATAGCTAATATTAAACTTATGGGACAGGCAACAAGAAGATCTTATCAAATTAGTGCTGCTGGCTCAAAAGCTGCTGGTAAAGCCGCTTTCTTGGGCGGTTTAGCAAGAGCTGGTAGTATGGCTTATTCCATAGGGCAAGGTGTAGGTAAGGGTCAATAGTATGTCTTTTAAGCCAACTCAAGGTCGTGGTGTTCGTTTACAGCTTGGTCCTAATGCTAATTTATCTGGCTTTAAACAAGCTGCAAATCAAATAAGTCAGTTGGGTCAACTAGCTTTTAACATCGGACTGGATGACAGAAAACGTCAGTACAATGACGCTATTTTGAAGGCAGAAATAGATGGTAAAACTGCTGGTGTTAAATATGAAACTAATGAAAAAGGTGAGCGTGTTTTAGTTCCTCTTACTAACTTAGACTACAGTAAGGCCGCAGATTTATTTTCTGAAAGTGAGCGTAAAGATGTCCTTACAGCTTTTAGAGAAGCCGCTGTTGGAACTTATGTTACTGCTAAAAAGTTAGATATTGAATCACAAGCAGAAAAAGCATACATAGACTCTCCAAATGACCCAGACCCAATTAGAGGTGTAAAAACTGGTGTATTTGAAAGTTTAAATGGTCTTGACGATGAGATTCGTGTTGCCTTGTCTCCTATTGTTGAAAATTATTTTACTAGGGCAGAAAACAGAGCTTTTGCACAACAACAGCAAAATGCAAAAGATTACGCTTTAGATGTTAATAAAAAGTCATTTAACAGTTTAAACGCAGAATTAAGCGTTCTTCTTAATAAAGGTGATTTAACAGAAGACGGTGTTAATGAAAGAATAGAAGAAATTCTACAAGAACAAGACCAAGTTATTAAACGCTTAGGTCTTAACGGTATGTCTGAACAAGAGCTTGAATCACTTCAAGATAGCAGAGATACATATCTTTTTTTAGAAGCTTCTAATTCACACATTGAAAGACACTATGCCATAAATGGTGATTATTCAAAATCATTAGAAGAGGTTGATAGATACAGAAAAAATCTATTAGCCGCAGGAAATGTTGATGCAGAAACTATAACTGCAAGCATGGAGTCCAGGCTAAAAACACTGCATAGTATTCAGCAGAATGCAGATAGAGAAGAGTCTGCGAGACAAACCAAAATTTATGAACAAGGATTATTAGATTTAATTCTTCGTAAGCCAATAACTATTAAAGATATTCAAGCTATGGATATTGATGATGGTCAAAAATACAATCTTTTGACTTCATTAAATAGCATTCAAAACACAAACCAAAATGCAAGAGAAGCATTGGCTAAAGAAAGTAAAAGTCTTTATAAACAAAACTTTAATAGGCTTATGATTCCATTCAAGGATGAATTTGGAGATGCAGCAGCTCGTCAAAGAAATGGTTCTTTAATAGAGCAGATGTATATTGATGGGAAAATAGAGCCTACTCAGTATAGTAGTTATATTGCTGAGCGTAATACTATATTTAAAAGACAAGTTAAAGCAGCAGCTCAGATTGGTAGAGCAGAAATAGAATCTCAAATGTCTGCTAGTTCTGGTTATGCTATTCGTCCACAGGCATTTGTTGATGCTACTGCTGACCTTATAGAAAAAGGAATTGTAGGTGATTTAGAAGGTCAGATAAGCATATCTTCTTGGCAAAAGAAGATAGACACTTACAAAAAATCTTACAAAACTCATCATGAAAAAATAAAAAAAGAAGCTTCTGCGGTAAGTCGTGTTAAAAATTCAGATAATCCTAGTCAGTCGGATTTTGAAGTTGTAGCTAAACTTGCTCCTCAGTTACAAGCAGATGAACTTGGTCAAACACTTAATCATCAAGACCCTTCAATAAGAGAAAGTAATATTCAACAAGCTGTTGAGTTTACTCTTAGTTATAATGCTTTGCATCCTGAAGTTGCGGATCAACTTAAAGGTTTAAACGGAATACAGGATGAAGAAACATTTAACAACAAAATGCAGACTTTTAATTTAATTGTAGATTCTATAGCACAAAATGATGAATTAGGTATTGGCTATATGAACGCAATGAAGATTATGAAAAATCAAGGCATTGATGTTACTTCTTTTGAAGTGGCAAGAATGTTTGGTTTTAGAAAGTGGAATGAAGCACAGTCAACCTCTGTTACGGTAAATCCAGACAGAATACTCACTGGTTTGTCATCTCAGTATCGGGATTTAGAATCAGCTGTTAAAGCTAACTGGTCTGATTCAACTCAAGGAAGTGGTTGGGGAGCTTTTATACTTAATTCTTATGTACCATTTTACGATACATCCGATGTTGAAGTATTGAAAATGATAGATGACATTAAATCAAATGTTCCTGATGAGCTTTTTATTAATGGTGATGTAGGTGATGCATATATTGGTGATGAGCGTTTACTTCGTGCAATTACACTTGGTGTTCAACAACAGTTTGCTAGCAAAGCAATTCCAGTAAATGATGAAGGTTTAAAAATAGCAATAAGGGGTGCTTTGTATAATATTGCAGATACAGTCGGTATTACCGTTGATTCTCAAGGCACTCCTAATTGGACTGTAAATTCTTGGTATACAGAAGCTTCAAAAAGCATTGGTGATGCTAAAGATATTATCCCAGCAGATTTATATAGTGATGATGTTGGCCCTGTTGCTGGTGCGGTGTTCTCAGATATTAAAGCCAAGTTTATGGCTAGTAATATTCAAAATGATAAAGCAAGAGAACTTTTAGATGATGACGGTGTTATTTACTTAGCTCCTAATCCTACTGTTGGAAAAGCACAGACATATAGGGTATTGGTTCGTGATCCAGATGACCCTTATATTGTAGAAACATTATTTCCTAGTTACAGGTATGAGTATCATAGCAGTTTACAGAGTCCTGCATTTCTTGCAGCAAATCAAAGAGTAAAAAATGCATCTATTAGAAACATCATTAGTAACTTTCCAATTATAGGAAATTACTTTAATGCAAAGTTTATAAGGTCAGAACTTCTTGACCTTACAGAAGACTTAAATAGCAAGTCATTTACTGAAAAGTTTGCTGGTTTTGTTTTAGAGATTGCTCAAACATTTGATGAAGATGTTGAGGACTTAACTGTTCAGGATTTAATTGAAATTAACCAACTTAAAATAGACGCAGCTGATGTTGAGGTTTTAAGAGATTTTCTTGAAGGTAATTTTAACAATGAGGAATATTTAGAGAGGTTGGAAAAGCTTTATGAGTGAATGGATTGATGACTATATGAAGATACTTGCCAAGCACGAGGGAACTCGTCCAGCTAAGGCAACAGAGGGTGGTGGTTATACAAGAGGTTATGGAATAACCAGTCTTGCTGATAATTTTGTAAGCACTCTTTTGAGAAATAAAGGTCTTAATGCAAGTGAAATGGAAGATAAAGAACTTGCTAGAGAATATGTTATTTGGAATGCAGAACAAATAAGTAAACAGTTTGATAACTATGATGAGTGGCCTGACAGCGTAAAGATGGCTGCTGTAGACCTTGCATATAATGGCGGTAGAGTAACCAGATATGCTAACTTTAGTCGCTTTCTTAAAGAGGGCAAGTATCAAGATGCTATGAAAGAAACATTAGATATTGTTACTGCCAATGATCCAGAAACAAGTAAAAGTGGTGCTTTGCGTGGTCTTGGAAACAGGCGTTTCGATATATATAACTATGTTGCAAATGAGTTAGAGTTTCCAGAAATAACTGACTTGAAAGTATTGGAGCGAGGTACAGGAAGTCTGTTTTCCTATACAACCGCTGATGGGGCTACAATAGATAAAGCTATTGGCTCACCTATCCACTCTGCTTCGGGTTCTTATGATCCACCCTTAAAAAAAAAGATTAAACCTGTAGTTGAAGAGGGGCCTCTTACAAAAGATTTAAGTAATCAAGAGCTTGTTGAATTGGCTCAACAAAAAATTACTGAATCAAGAAATTTAAAAGAAGACCCCCCTCAAACCATTACAGCTACAAAAATTGAACCAGATGAACCAGAACAAGAAGCAGAAGTTGATGATCCTGTTTCTGTAAAGCCTGTTCAACCAGTTACGCTACCAGAATTTGAATTTGACAATATGTATGTTCAACGGATGGCATCTGTTCCAGAGCCAAAACCGTTAAATTTAAATTTACAAAAAGAGCCAGACCTTAGAAAAAGATTACAGCAAACTATTGAAGAAGATTATCAAAACAATGGGCAGTTTGCTCAGTTTATCAAAAGAGAAGAAAATGGTTTAGCCGCACCATTTTTATTTACAGATGATTTTAGCACAATAGCAAGAGCTGCGTTTAATCAGGTAAACCCAATAAAAGCTGGGATGGACTGGTATAACGATAAGCTTTTTATGATTGATGATGACCCAGAATACGATTTTATAAAAGACGAGCAACTTAAACCATACCAAAACTCACTGTGGAGATTTTACGATAGTAAAAGCTCAGAAGAAACGGCAAAAAGAATTAAACGACTTAAACAAGAACAAGAAGATCAGTCTATATTGTCATCTAGCAGTGGTTCAGAAATAACTTTTGGTGCTGCGGTACTGACTCCCTCTACGTTACTTCCTATTGCTCCTTTGAGAGTTTTAAAATCAAAAAGTATGCTTGATAGAGCCTTGTATGGTGGTTTGTTTACAGGAGGTGCTGTAGGCGCAGAACAGGCCATATTATCTTCACAAAGAGAATTACGTTCTCCTTCAGACGTTATAAAAGCGATTGGAATATCTGCTGCTATTGGAAGTAGTGTCACTTCTGCTTTTGGGAGAACAATAGCTAAAGGCAAAATAACAAAGCAACAACAAAGAAATAGAGAAAAAAGAAGAACAAAAGACCCAATGTATAAGGCTGCTGGTGCAAGTGTAAATCCAGATATTTTACGTAGACAAGCTTATGAAACTATTGAACAAGACTCACTCAAGGAAACTGGTGTTGGTATAGAAAAGTTAGGCTGGAATCCAGTCATACGTCTGTTGCAAAGCCCTAATCCTATTGTAAGAGGTGTTGTGGCGGAGCTTGTTGATCTTGGTGGTATGATGCAGAAAAAAGTTGACGATGGTGTAGCTATGTCCACTAGCGTTGAGAAAAACTTTTCTGCTTTATATACTGGAAGACTTTTAGAATCTATTCGTGCATTAGATGAACAGTATCTTGCTTATAGAGGTGTTGTTGCAAAAGATGGAGACGTTGCTAGGTCATTTCAAATAATGGGTATACAAGCCAAGGATAAATTTAAAAGAGGACTTAATTCTTTAACAGAATATGAGTTTAGGGTTCGTGTTGCTAAAGCTATGCGTAGAGGAGATGAGGACAGTGTTATTGATGCTGCAACCCCCTACGTTAATCAAGCTGCTCAAAAGAGTCGTATGCAATTCAACTTTATTAAAAATCAAGCACAAGAAGTAAAATTATTTGAGGAGCAGATTGTTCGGTCTTTGCGTTCAGCTAGAGCATCCGATGCCCCACCAGCAAGAATAGCTGAGTTAGAACAAAGATTAGAACGTGTAAGGGCAGAAGGAGTATTTCTTAACTCTGCTGCTTCTTATGTGCCAAGAATATATCGTGTAGATAAGATTATGGCAGATGAGATTAGGTTTCGAGATATTATTAGAAACTATGGTTCTACAAAACTTGGCTTAGCTGGTAACGATTTAGAAAAATATGTTGATGATGTTTTTGACGGTGTAACCAAACAAAAGCCTTATCATGCTATAGATGAAGCTGATGACCTTGAAGATGTTGTAACCGCTGCTGGTTTGAGATCAAGAGAGATTGATATAGATGATATTCTTATAGAAGACTTTCTTGAAAATGATATAGAAGTTTTATTGCGTCATCACACAACCAGAATGGGTATGGACATCGAGCTTTCAAAAGCCTTTGGTTCTGTTGATATGAAAAATGTCATTGACCAAGTTAAATCAGAATATAGTAGACTCATATCAGAAACATCAGATGTAGCCAAAAAAGCAGAGTTAAATAAAAACTTGCTTGCAGACTTGCGAGATATAAGAGGGTTGCGTGATAGAGTTCGTGGTACTTATGGAGCATCAAAAGACCCTCATGCTGTATCTAGTAGATTTGTTAGAACAATGAAGTCATTCAATGTCATTGTTGGTATGGGTGGTGCTACAATATCTTCTATACCTGATATTGCTAGAACAGCAATGGTTGAAGGTTTTAAAGCTAGTTACGATAAGGGGCTTGCTAAAGCATTTAGTCAACAGTCTGCACAATTAAGAAAAATGACTAAAAAAGAGCTTAGGTCATCTGGGGTTGCTGCTGATGCAATCTTGGGTTTGCGTTCAAGTGCAATGGCAGACCTTGGAGATATATTTGGCAATAGATTTGCTATTGAAAGATTTATGAACCAAAGTGTTGGCGTAATGTTTTTTATGAATGGCCTGAATATATGGAATCAGACTCTTAAAGAGTTTGCTGGTACTGTTACCATGCTTCGCATGACTGAAGATATTATGAATCCTTGGAATAATTTAGCAAAAGCGCAAAAAGAAAAATTTCTGAAAGTAGGCATAGATGGGAATATGCATACTAGAATGCAAAGTCTTATAAGAACTCATGGTGAGCAAGTAGATGGTGAATGGATGCCTAATACCTCTTTGTGGGGTGATCAAACAGCAAGATTAGTATTTAGACAAGCTCTGAATAAATCTGTAGACAGAGTTATTATAACACCTGGGGCTGGTGACAGGGCTTTATGGACATCTCGTGAGCTTGGCTCATTACTTACGCAATTTAAATCTTTTGGTCAGGGTGCAACTGTAAGAATGCTTACATCAGGTTTACAAGAACGTGATGGAGCATTTTGGCAAGGTGCATTTTTGATTGTGGGACTTGCAGCCTTAGTAAATGAAATTAAAAGATTGCAGTATGGTATTGATAGAGAAGAAACTTTTGATGAAAAACTTATCAATGCTATAGATAGGTCTGGAATACTTGGTTATTTTATGGACGTTAATAATGCTATCGAAAAGATTAGTAATAGAGAGATTGGATTAAGACCAGCTATAACTGATCAAAGGTCTTATCCTATGCCTATGGGAGCAAAAGCATCGGCAGTTGCTGGCCCGACAGCAGGAAATGTTACTAACCTTGCTGGCATTTTGGGTGATTTGGTCGGCTTTAGAGCTGACGCAGATACTCTTAAAAGTGTAAGCTTTTTAGTTCCCTATTCTAATTTACCTTATACTCAACCAGTTTCTAATATGATATTTGATAAGTAATGTGAATAGACATATCTAGGCTTAGAAAGGATACAATATAGCATGGCTACTATATCGATAGCAGACAATGATGCGAGAAAGCAATATACGCAAGCTGTTACTGCGAATAGCACACAGCTTACTATAGACTTCCCCTTTTTTAGCTTAGATGACATAAATGTTATTGTTACCAATACATCAGGTGTGGATACTACGCTTACTAGAGGAACTGGGACGGGAACTTTTGCTGTTACAGGAGTTTCTGTTGATGATGGTTTCTCTGGCGGTCATGTCACTCTTGGTGATACTTATAGTGACTCTGGCACTAAGTACACTATCTTTCGTGATATTACAGTAGAGAGAACAACAGACTTTCCTACGTCTGGTCCTTTCAATGTATCTGCTTTAAACACTGAGCTAGATAAGATTTTTGCTATTGAGCAAGAGCTTGAAACAAAAATTGGACGTACTATGAAGCTGGCTGATTCTGATACAGCAGCTTCACTTACATTGCCTAATCTTGATACAAGAAAAGGTACTACTTTGGCTTTCAATGCTACAAGTGGATTGCCAGAAGCTGGCCCTTCTATAGCTAGTGTTGGTACTGTTGGAGCAAATGTAGCAAATATTAATACAGTAGCTGGGATAGCTGCAAACGTTACAGATGTTGCTGGTGTGGTTTCAAGTGTGCCAACAGTGGCTGGTGTAGCTTCTAGTTTACCAACAGTAGCTGGTGTTGCTTCTAATATAACTACTGTGGCTGGAATACATGGCAATGTCACAACTGTTGCAGGCATACAAGCAAATGTAACAACGGTTGCTGGAATACATGCTAATGTAACTACAGTAGCTGGAATTAATACTACCCATCTTTCAAATGTATCTGGTGTTGCAAGCAATGTAGGTTTATTGGGAACAACAGATGCTGTAGCAGACATGAATACACTTGCTGCTATATCTACAGATATTACTTCTTTGGCTGATTCTCTTGAAAAAACTTATACAGTTACTGTTGTAAATCCAGGAAGCGGCAATTTCTTTTATCTTGATGGTGCTGCTTATCCAGCCATCGAGATGTTTAGGGGCAACACTTACATATTTAATCAAACAGACTCAAGTAACGATGGACATCCTCTTGTGTTCAAAAACAACAGTTCTGCTTATGAGGTTGGTGTTACTTATTTTCTTAACGGATCTGCCACTACACAGTCAAACTATGTAAATGTTACAACATTCAATGCTGGCCGTAGTTCCGGTGATAGAAAGGTGCAAATAGAAGTTGCTACAACAGCACCGTCAACTGGATTAAGATACTATTGTTATGTTCATGGTAATGGTATGGGCAATACGATTACGGTTAAAGATAGCAATATATCCCTTGTTGCTGGCGGTATTGCTAACATTAATACAGTTGCTGGCATTCAAGCTAATGTAACTACTGTAGCCGGAATACAGGCTAATGTGACAACCGTAGCTGGTATAGATACTGAAATAGCAGCCGTCGTAAACAATCAGACTAATGTAAATAATGTTGGCGGCTCTATATCCAACGTAAATCTTGTTGGCGGTTCTATAGCAAATGTAAATAATGTAGCTTCTAATATTAGCAGCGTTAACAACTTTGGTGAACGCTACCGTGTATCAGCTAATGAGCCAAACACGAGTAAAGATGTTGGTGATTTATGGTTTGATACAACAAATAATTTAATGAAGGTTTATGGTACTGGAGGTGCTTTTCAAAATGCTGGCTCTTCTGTAAATGGAACATCAGAGCGTAAAGATTATGTTGTAGGAACTTCACAGGGAAGTTACAATGGCTCGACCACAATTTTTCCTGCAACATATGATGGTGGCTTTGTTGATGTATATCTTAATGGTATTAAACTACAACCAGCAGATTTTACAGCTTCAAATGGAACAACTGTAGAGCTGCAGAGTGCTGCACAAACAAATGATACAGTGTCTATTGTTGGTTATGGAACATTTGTTATTCAGACTCTTTCGACAAATAATTTATCAGATGTTTCCTCCACTGGCGTAACAAACGGTCAGGTTCTCGCCTATAACAGTACTAGCGGTGATTTTGAGCCGACAACAATAACAGTGCCTGCATCAGACCTTGTAAACGACACTTCTCCCCAGTTGGGCGGCACATTGGACACCAATAATCAGGCTATTCAATTTGGCTCAAGCAAATGGACAATAGAGTTAAGCGGAAACAATCTTTTATTTAAATACAATGGCACTGCAAAGATTAAGTTTGCGGATGATGGTGAGATTGTAACCGTTGATGATGTAACTGCATTTGGATCAATTTAATGGCTATAGCATCGTCAGGCGCAGTTAGTTTTTCTGATCTACGAACTGAGTTTGTAGGTGGCTCTGCCGCTATTTCTTATTCAGATTTATATCGTGGTGGTTCAAACATTAGAACCAAAGCTGCAAATAATAATGGCGTTAATCTTGCTGCATCTGTGCCTACCAGCGGCACAATAAACATTGCAAACTTTAGAAGCACAGCAAAAGGTTTTCGGTTTACATTCACATCTGGAGCAACCAATCAAAGCGCAGCAACTTTATTTGGTGATGATTATGCTGTTAACTATCGCAAAGAAATTGTTATTGATTCTGGCGTGGAACTTGGTGCAACAAGCACTACTGAAGAAGCATTAGAAATACCGTCTGGTAGTTCTGGAACTATCGTTGTTACAAACAATGGTATTCTAAGCGGTGCTGGTGGTGCTGCTGGTGCGGCTGGCGGTGATGCTTTTGAAACTGCTGTGGCTTGTACCTTAATAAACAATGGTACTATTCGTGCTGGTGGTGGTGGTGGTGGCACTGGTGGGGGTGGTCAATATAGCAGTTCATCTTCCTCTACTTCTTATAACTGGCCTTATGGGACTAGGTATGCTTGGGCCGACCATTGGTATGGTGCTTTTAGGTTTGTTGTTTGGGCTAATACTTTTTATGGAACAAGCTCAGGCAATCAAAGTTTTGCTAAATCAGGAAGCCAGCGAGATTATGACAACACTTATGAAGCACGTATGTATGCAGTAACAAGAACGGTTTCAAGCACCACAAATACAAACGGTGGTGCTGGTGGCGTAGGTCAAGGCTATAATCAATCAGCAGCTTCAGGTTCTGGTGGTGGAACTAATGCTGGCACAGGTGGTTCTGGTGCAAGTTTTGGATCTGCTGGTTCTACAGGTGTAAACGGAAATCGCACTAATGGCGTAGCTGGTGGTGCGGCTGGTAATTACATTCGTGGCCTTAGCTTTGTAACACTTACACAATCAGGAACGGTTCAAGGAGGTACGGTCTAGTGCAGTACAAAGTAGAAGAAATCAATAACAATGTTGCCAAGATTCAATTTAGCGATGGCACATGGACATTCTTAGAACTTAATGCCGACCTTACTGAGGCCGACCTAGATGACATGGTGTATGCTATAGCACCACCACATCTTAAAACTGGCACTGGCACTCCATCATTTCTATCTTCTGGGCAGTCCAGAACAGCAGCAGCAAAACCAATAGAAGAAGCAGAAGAAGGTGGTGAATAATGACACGAGCAAGAGACTTTGCAAATGTAATTAGTGGGCAGTTTGATATACCTGCTGGTTCACTAGATAACGCTGTTGTTGGTGATGGTGATATTACGACTGCTAAACTTGCTGATGGCTCTGTAACGGGTGCTAAATTATCAGTACAGTCTAGTGATTTTAAAATGACTGATTTGACTAGTAATTCTTTCTATCGCACTGGTACATGGACACCTATTTTTTCTAGCGGTGGTGCGACAAGTGCAAATGTAAGCGATATTTTTACTGGCTCTAGTTACACTACTCAATATGGACAGTACGAAAGAATAGGTGATGTTGTTAACGTGTATTGTAAACTTGAACTTGCGGCTTCTGTTACTTACCAAAATGGTGGTGCAGATAATCAAGCATTAGCAGTTGCGGGATTTCCATTTAATATAAAAACAAATAGTAATTATTTCCCAATGAGTTCTGGTATTTACTCTTTTACAAATAATAATGATGGTTGGATTGGATACACTTGGACAGGAATGATGATGCAAAGTGCTAAAAAATCAATGGCAATATTGTATGGAGTTACTAATGGTATGAATACAGGTATAGTGACTAATCATATAAAAAATGGCACTACATCTGAAATGGGTTTTAATATCACTTATTGTACGGATGATGCGTGATGACAACAAAAGAAACTATGCTTAGACATGAAAGAGATAGGCTTTTGCTCAACACAGATTGGTGGGCAAGCACTGACCTCACAATTACACAGGCACAAAAGGATTATCGCCAAGCTCTTCGTGACATTACCAAACATTCTAACTGGCCTAATCTTACAGCTGATGATTGGCCTACTAAACCATAACTATAGGATAAAAAATGTTAGCAGAGTTAGCGGCTGCTAATGCTGCGTTTGCAATAATAAAAAAAACTATTCAGAATACAGGCGATTTAACTAGATGCGGTAAAGCAATATCTGACCTGATTATCGCAAAAGAAGAACTTAAACGCAAAGGCAACAAAAAAAGAAAAGGAAATATTCGTAAGGGAGACTTAGAAGAGTTTATTGCCCTTGAGAAACTAAGACAGCAAGAGAATGATTTGCGTAGCTGGATGCAGCTTTATGGGCGTGCTGGTCTTTACAGAGATTGGCAAGAGTTTCAAGCAAAGGCTCGTAAGGAGCGTAGAGTACAAGAAGAGCTTGCCAAACGTAAACGACAAGAAATTATGGACATGCTTGGTATTGGCTTTGTTGTTTTACTGATAGCCAGTATGGTATCTGGTTTAGTGGCTTGGGTAGTTTGGTTAAAGGGGGGCTTTAGATGAGTGCAGAAGAAGTTGCTAGAAAGTTATTAGAGCTAAAAATACTGCCACGTTTTATGATGCTGTGCATGACAGGCGTGTACATCAGGTGCATTGAGTGGGCGTTATCACAGCCCGATCTTACAACACAGCAGGCTTCGCTGATATCGGTGGTCACGGGGGCCATGACAGGCAGTTTGGCTGTGTGGCTGAACTCAGAAAAATGAAAGAGTTTGTCCTTGTCATTTCGATGTGGGGACAC